CCGCCGCAAAGCCTCCATCGACACCCTCGGCGCATCCGCAGACTCGAACCCCTCCACCCGGAGAACCTCCGCCAGCGTATCCACCGCAAGCCGCGGCCAATTCACCACCACCTCAAGCGCCCGCACCCGAGGAGGAATCGACACCCCGATCGCATCCAACTGACGCGCCCCATCGTAAAACAAGTTATACTCCGGGTTCACCGCAGTCGACTGCGCCTGCGACAGAAGCCGCTCGAACGACATCAGAACACCACCCAATCCTTTCCGCGATTCTGGAGGCGCTCCCACTCCGGCGACGCCAGAAGGGCCCTATACACCATTCTAGCGCCAATCACACAAACCGCCGCATCGATCTTATTCGGCGACTTCGGCGACTCCTTCCGAACCGTCACATGACCCCGCCGCTCCACCATCCGACAATTCCCCACATGCCGAGACGTCACCCAATTCCCATCATGCTTAAACAACGCATCCTCAATCTCCGCATGACACATCTCCGTAGCCACCGCGAAATCAAAACCATGAGAACGCATATCCCAAGCAATCTTCGCCGCAGCCTTCCCATAAGCCTGAGCAGGAATCACAAGCCCCTCCCCAAACTCCGAAGGCCACGACACCTTCACAAAGGACTCCCACTCGCGGACATCAGCCCAAAAAGCCCGAACAGCAAAACGCTCAAAAACAGAACGCACCGCAGCATCCACCGCAAACGAATCCACCTCCCCAGATGCGCCACCAGGCTCCCACACCCCAACCGTAAACACAAACCCATCCGAAACACAACACCCCACCAACGCAGTATGATCACCCGTCTTAGACCCATCAAAAAACAACACAACATCCTCACCATCCACCAACTCCCTCGACGTATCAGCCAACGAAGCCCACTCCTGCAAAGACACCCAAGCATCCTCCGCAACAGTAGGCTGATTCAAATAAAAACGCCGCGACACAGAAGCAGGCATAGACGGAGACCAAATCTCCTCACGAATCGCCCCCACATCAACCCACGGCATCGTATCATAAACAAACCGCAAACCATCCGACAACGAAACCTCACCAGGCCCCGGATCATCAGACAACACCGTACACGCCGGCGCCACCCGCGCATCATACAACGAACGCCCCGCCCCCGAAACAAGACGCCCCTCCTCCTGATCACACCAATCCTCAAACGACAACTCAGCAACAGAATCACGCCCCGGAATCCACGAATTACACGTCTCAACCATCCGAGTCCCCGTCTTAGCAGCATTACGCCTCAACGTATGCCACATATCCACCCCACCCGAAGAAGGCGTCCAATGCTCCGTCTCATCCGCAATAATAAAAGAAGACTCAAACCCCTCCGCAGACGCCGCAGAAGACGTCAACAACTGAACCTTCCCACCATCCGGAGTATCAATATACGTCTTCCCACAATCCAAATCATACTTCCGCGCCAACTCCGTCCGCTTATTCGCCATCCCACGCAACACACGCATCGTCACACCAGTCTGCGACATAGACGTAGCCGCCAACTGCACCAACGGCAACCGCACCGGAACACCAAAACACCCCCCCGGCAAACCACCATCCAACCCACCAAACCGAGCAGGCCCCAACAACTCAAACAAACACAACGCAGCCGCAAACGGAGACTTCCCCGAACCCTTCGCCAACTGCCTCGTACCCCGACGAAACACCCACGAACCATCCCCACGCACCGCATAAAACCACACCAAAAACAAAGCCTGATCCAACGAACACTCAAACGGCCGACCAGCAAACGGCCCCGACGGCACACGCAACTCCTCACGCATCCACGCCAAAGCCCCAAACCCCAACGACAACTCCGGCAACCCCGGAGGCAACGTCACACAACGCTCACGCGGAGCCAACCCAGCCTGAACCCCACGATCACCAGCACGCTCTAAGACATCCGAGACAACCGAGACTTCCACTCAGCCATCACCTCAACAGACCCAGAACCAGCCTTCGGATCCTCAGCAACCAACTCAACCTGCACCCGACGCCGATCCCCCTCCGTCGTCAACAACGACGACAAACCCGACATAATCTGCGCAAGAATCTGCCCATTATGCCGCTTAAACGACAAATAATACGTCAACTCATCACACAAAAACTGAGCAAACGCCCAATCCGACGCCTGAAAAAACCGCGACTGCCCAGACTCGCCCCACGCACGCCACAACCGCTGCGCAGCCGGACACCACAACGGATCCCCCTCAGGCTGCGGCGCCGCACCACCAGACACCACAATCCTCGACGGCTCCGGAGAATTCCTCCGATGCCGATCCTCAGACCGCTTCGGAACAGGACCCTTAACCCCCACCCCGAACCTCCTACTCCACAAAAGAAACCAGGCCCCGCAAGCAGACACCCACCCACGGGGCCCAGCCCCTCAACCAACCGAAAGGTGAACGAGGAAAACCAGCCCAGAAACCCAGACCGCACAGCCCCTAACAAGAAGACCGCCCCGACGCAACCCCCACACTACCCACACCCCCACCCCGACGCAACCCCACCAGCCCCCACCCCGACAAGCCCCCCACCCGACCCAGCCCAGAAACCCAGACCCCGACCCCACCCCGAAAATGCGCGAACACACATTCGAACAACCCCCACACCGACCAGGGAGGACGCCAGTCCGACCACACCCCACCCCCGAACAGTTCCCCCACAAGCCCAAGACAAGAACCTTTCCCCGCCACAAAGCCAAAAGCCCCGAAGGGGCGCAGCCCGGAAAGCGCGAAAAGCGCGGACCGGGTTGTTTTGTTTAAAGGTTTCAAAGTTTTAAATTTCTTGAACAGGGCAGTTCAAACAAGTCTTCCCCGAACCCTTCTCCGAACAGTTCCCGGAACAGTTCCGGAACAGTTCCCCGAACAGTTCGAACCCTTCCCACATAGCGAAAACGCTTACATATCCGGCCCGACAGACAGCGCCGAAAAAGAGACCAAGCCCACACCCAAAAGCGGGGTAAACACGGTATCGCAAGAAGGGGAAGAGGGCGGCCAATCCCACATCCGCGAATCCCAAAAGAGACGAACACCACAAAAGTAAGTTATGAGGAAAAATACATTTTCATCAACCTACCCCACCGTTCACCGTGTGATATATCTCTCGGTTACTTTTCATACTCGTACACATTCTTTAATCCTAAACGCGGAGCGGTCTTCGCGGTTCCTTATGGGGTTCCTCCCCCCCCTCCGTTTGCTGCCCGGCCTTCGGTTTTCGGCCCGCTCGAGTCGTTTCGGTGTCGAATCGTGTCGTTTGGTGTTGTTTCGTTACGCGTCGCGTTCCTTTCTTTTTTTCGTGACGCGAGGCTGTCGCTTCGTCGCCGTCGGCTCGGCGGGGTCGGGCCGTCGGCCGGGCCGGGCTGGGGCGGTCTGCGGCGCCGTCGGTGGCGGCTCGGTGGGGCTGCGACACGCCGCGACACGCCGTGCTGTGAAATTCGACTTTTCGTTGGTATCTCGGGGAAAGGTCTGGGTTTCAGCCAACCCCGAGTTGACACAGGGTCCACGGCCCGGCTAGGCTGGGGTCATCGCCGCAAGGCAGGGCCGAAGGGCCACCGGGGTCACCGAACCCCACAGGACATGGCTCGCCGAAGGCGGCGGTAACCCACTGATCCGGGGTCTGCCTTGACCACGGGTGTTATCTGAAAGGTGAATATCATGCGTTGCTTCAAGACTCGCAATGAGGCTATCGAGGAAGTCCGGACCGCGCTCGGCGAGTGGTGGGCGGACTTCGACCTAGAGGCGATCGTCGATGGCATGTTCGAGGTCGATGATCGTGGCTGGTACTGTTGGGAGGATCCCACTGACACTGATCGTTGGGCTGCGGCTGTGGCTGCGGCGGATCGTGGGGGTGATCGTTGATGGATTGGTTCGACGTCGCCCGGGCGGTCTGGGACATGGTATACCAAGTACTGTCCACGTGTGAGGATTGTGTGGAGCATCTTCCGACTGCGGCCCAGTGCATGCTTGACTGGTGCTGATCGTCGTGCCCCGTGCTGGCGGTTCCAGGGATCGTGCCCCTGGGCGGGGCCTGCCGCTGGGATCGTCCCGTGCGGCGTCTCCGGAAGGGAGTGATTGTCGTGAGGTTTTCCGAGTCTAGGCCGGGTTCGTGGCGGGTTGAGGCTGCGCCTGAGGATCTGGGGTTCGTGGGCGACTGGTGCAGGTCGGGTTCGCCGCGGGCTGTGGGGTTCGAGCGTTTGGACGGCGATGTGGAGCCGTTGTCGAATGCGAGGGTTCGGCGCCTGTTGTCGCTGGGCTGGGTCGTGGACGGGCACTTCGGTGTGAAGTGTTTCGAGGGTCCGGCTCATGGGCGGACTCTGCGGGAGCCTGTGGGGGAGTTCGAGGGTGAGATGGCGGCTCGGGTCGTGCGGGCTTCGTGGGAGGCCGAGTTCGGGGATTGTGATCGTGTGGAGGCGGATTGGTCGGGTCGTGTCGCCTATGTGGAGGTCGATGGCTGGGAGGGCGCTGGTTGGGCGCGGTTCCGGGTGGATTGTCGGCCGGAGGGGCGTGTGTTGATGGTTGCTCGGGAGGGGGAGTCTGTGTCGTGGCCGGTGGACGTCGGCGGGGCTGAGGGCTTCGCGGATCGGCTGATCGAGGCTGTGAGGGGGTAGTAGGCGAGTGGTTGTCCCGGGGCTGGCGCCTTCGGCGGGGTTCGATTCCCCGCTCGGGGCCGGGTGCGGCGGTCGGCGTCGTGCTGGTATGGTCGGGCCTGTGAGGGCCCGTGGAAATGGAGGCCATCGTGTCTGATTCTGTCGATTTCGTCCGTGACGCCATCGTGGAGGCGGCGAAGCGGGTTTGTGGCGTGGATGCGTCGGTGAAGACGCTCGGAAACTCCCGGTATTGCGAGATTTCGGTGCTGGGGGATGGTATGACGGTGATTGCGAGTGTGCAGCTGTTGCGGTCTTCCGGTGAGGTTGTCGGGTCGTTCGGGTATGCGGTGAAGCCGTGTGGCGGCGTCGATGAGGTGGATCTTGCGGCCAGGAATCGGGTCGTGAAGGCTTTGTCGAAGGCTCCGGGCGTGTCGGTGGAGGTTCGGAAGGATCCGGATTTCGGTTTGCCGCCGGATGTCGTGGTGAGGGAGGCGTGATCGTGGTTTCTCTCTGGGATGCGATGGTTCGGGCGTCGTTTTGGATGCTGGGCTTTGTCTTGGTCGTGGGTTTCGTGGTCGTGGCTGGCTCGGTGCTTGTCGGGGTCGTCTTCGTGGCGGCTGTTTGTCAGGGTGTCGCTTCGTGGCGGCGCCGGAGGGAGGGGTCGTGGTGATCCGGAGGCTGGTTGGCCTTGTGGGGCCTGTTGATTGGGTCCGTACGGGGTTGACGGTGTTGGCGGCTGTGGCGACGGTCTGGGGTGTCTTGGTTTGGCATTCTGGGGTTGTCGCGGCGGAGCGTGAGCGTGAGGCTCGCGATAGGGCGCCGTCGGTGGCGTCGTGTGAGCTGGTTTGGGGGACGTATGGTGTGACTGGCACCCGCTGCACCCCCATCCGCGGCAAGTAGTGTTGGTTTTCGTTTTCTTCTCGGAGGTTTCTCATGTTCTATATTGCTCTTTCGTCGGTGTGGCGTCGTGAGGTTCGCGGCCGGAGGGTTCGTGCCGTCGCCTTGCAGCACGTGACGGGGATGCGCCTGAATCTTGACGGCTCGGCGACGTTTCACGTGAAACTGATCGGGGAGGACGGGCATTCCTTGGAGTCTCGGTCGGTCCGGGTGTTCAAGGGTGACGATCCGTGGTTCGGTCTCGATCGCGAGGGGTCGTGTCTGGCTGCGACGCGGGTGCTCGGGGAGGATCTTCGCGGTTCGACTACGAGGTTCGCTCACCCGGTGTCTGTCGGGGTGTACGACGGGGTCGTGGAGTTCACGGATTTCGGTGACGGGTCCCGGTTTTTCTCTCGGCGGTTCGTGGCGCGGTTCCGTCCGGGCCGGGCGTTGCCGGATCGTTGGACGGAGACGGCGTGAGTCTGCGTGGGGCTGGCGGCCGGTTTGTCTCGGAGGCGCGGGCGGGTTTCTCCGCCCGCCTCCGGGAGGCGTTCGAGGCGGTGGCGTCGACGGCGCTGGGTTTGTGGATGGAGGGCGGTCTGCGGGGCGGCGTGTTCGAGTTGCCTGTGTGGGCTGGTCGGGCTGTCGCGTACGGTCGGGTTCGCGAGGTGCCCGTGGGGGGCTCGGTGGCGCCTGTGGTGTCGTGCCCAGTGGGGTTTTCCACAGGGTTCTGTTCTGGGTTTTTCAGTATGGACACTGCGGTGTTGGAGTGGCCGTCGGCCGGCGTCGGGTGCGCGATCCGGGAGGCGGGCTGTGACTGGTTCCGGCTCGGGAGTGTGCCTGTCGTGTCGGAGGGCCGGGTTGGGTTTCCGGGCGGGGTCGGTTCCGACCCGGTGGAGGTTTTCCGTGCGGTGGCCGAGTCCCATGAGGGGGCTGGGCGTTTCACGGGAAACATGGTTGACGAGGAAGGAGTTTTGTTTTGAAGATCGTCAATCTTACGCGTAGGGAAGTCTCTCTGGCGACTTCGGCGCCGGAGGGCGGCGTGATCCGGATTCCTCCGGGGGAGACGGAGACCAGGTTCGTCCTGGAATACGATGACTCGTTGAGTGAGGCTGTGTTTCTTGACGATTTCGGGGTGGAGGTGCGTGTGGAGTCGCGTCCGCGGGTTGCGCGCGTGTATCCTCCGCTGCCTGACCCGACGCCGGATACGGTGTTCATCGTGAATCGGAAGATCGCGGAGTTCTATGCGGAGACGCGTCGGGATTTTGTCGTCCCTGGCGCTATCGGGTTCGACCGCGGTGTCGGGAAGCGCTACATGTTCCTGGCGTCGCAGAATGGGATCGATGAGTCTTATGACTGAGTCGGGTTCGAGGTTCGAGGTTGCGGCGCCGGAGTCCGGCGAGCCGTTCGTGCCTTACGTGGAGGCCGGGGTGCCGGATTCGGTGTATCACGCCGATAAGCGGACGTTGTCTTCGTCGGAGGCCCGGAGGGTGTTGGAGTCGCCGTCCCGCTACCGGTGGGAGAAGGATCATGAGCGGCCGTACAATCCGGCGTTCGAGGTCGGGCATGCGGCGCACACGATGCTGCTCGGGGCGGGCTCCGACTGGGTGATCGTCGAGGAGGCGTCGTGGAGGTCGAAGGCCGCCGGGGAGGCCCGCGATCAGGCGTTGCGGGACGGGAAGAACCCGGTTCTGCGGGGGGACTTCGACGTGGTGAAGGCGATGGCCGACCGTATGCTGGAGCATCCCTTGTGCGGGCGCCTGTTCACTCGGGATGACGCCTATCCGGAGCTGTCGATGTACTGGAACGGGGACGGGCTGGAGGGCCCGGTTCCGTGCCGGGCCCGGCCGGATTTGACGGTCGGCGAGGGCGTCCCGGAGGTCCTCGTGGACTATAAGACGACGGCGGACGCGTCTCCGGACGGGTTCGCGAAGTCTGTCGCCCGGTACGGCTACCATATGCAGCAAGAGTGGTATCGGGATGCGTGCGAGGCGTTGTATGGGGCCCGTCCGGGGTTCGTGTTCGTCGCGCAGGAGAAGGCGCCTCCGTATGATGTGGGCGTGTACACGTTGGACGATACGGCCGCCGAGCTGGGGCGTCGCATGAACTCCGTCGCGCGTGGCGTGTGGGAGTGGTGTGTGAGGCACGGTTCGTGGCCGTCGCCGTTCAAGCCGGAGCCGGTGACGGTGAGCCTGCCGGCTTGGGAGGAATCGAGATTGAGGGAGGAATACCTGTGACTGGAACGTCGCATATTGCGCGGTCTCTGCGGCCGCGCCAGTCGGATACGGCGCCTCGCGGGGCGTCTCAGGGGACCGTGGTCGAGCAGGCCAGGGCTGTGGCGGATGTGCAGGCGGCGGCGCAGATGGCGCGGATGTTTCCGCGTGACACGTCGGTGGCTGTGGAGGCGATGGAGGAGTCGTGTCGGCAGGTCGAGCTTGCCGATCGGGCGTTTTTCTCGTATCCGCGTGCCGGCCAGACCGTGGTGGGGGGCTCGGTGCATCTTGCTCGGGAGCTCGCCCGCTGTTGGGGGCATATGGATTACGGGGTGAAGGAGTTGTCGCGTGGCGAGTCGGAGTCGGAGATGCTGGCGTTCGCGTGGGATCTTCAGACTAATGCTCGGGCGGAGACGACGTTCATCGTCCCGCATGTGCGTTCGAGGTCGCGTGGCGGCGCCGTCGAGTTGACGGATGTGCGCGATATTTACGAGAACAACGCGAACATGGGCGCCCGTCGTCTCCGGGAGATGATTTTCTCGGTGTTGCCGGCGTGGTTCGTCGAGCAGGCGAAGGCGCTGTGTCAGCGTACGTTGGAGGAGGGTGACGGTTCGGCTTCGCTGGGGCAGCGTGTGGCGTCGGCGGTGGCTGCGTTCGATGAGCTCGGGGTGTCGCGTCGGCGCCTGGAGGCTCGGGTCGGGCGGCCGACGTCGGAGTGGACTGCGGGTGATGTGGCTCGGATCGGCGTCGTGTACGGGTCGCTGCAGCGCGGGGAGTCCCGTGTGGAGGATGAGTTCGAGTCGGAGTCGGTGACGGCGGCCCAGTTGACTGGGGAGCCGGAGCCGGAGGCGCCTGGCCTGGAGGCCCGGTAGTGGTTTCGAGGCGGCGCGGGGAGCCGTGGCGTGGGCTTGCTGCTTGCGCCACGGCCGACCCGGAGATGTTTTTCCCGTCGGATTCCAGTCGGCCGTTGGCGGCGCTGTCTATCTGCGCTTCCTGTCCGGTGTTGGAGGAGTGCGCGGAGTTCTGTGAGAAGATCGAGGATTCTACGACGTCCGTGTCGAGGATCTTCGGTATTTGGGGTGGCGAGACTCCGGCTGATCGGGTTGCTCGCCGCCGTGCTGCGAAGAGAAAGTGAGATGGGCGATGGGTTCGTCTTTCATCGATAAGATCCTGGAGGAGGATTACGCCTCTGGGGTGTGGTTTTACCAGGGTGCCCGTGTCGGGTACTCGGACGGCCTGGAGGAGGCTATCCGGATCCTCGAATCCGATGTCTACGACTGGAAGCACTCGGTTTCGGACGATGGTCCGGGGGGTGCGTCCCGTGGCCTCGACGGCGTCGTCTCGAACGCCTTGTGGCGGATGCGGGAGGGGAAGCAGGAGGGGTTCCCGGGGGCGCCCGAGAAATCTCCGCGGTTGTGGATGGGCGTCATGACGCTGGAGAAGGATGAGGTCCTTTCGTCGAACCAGCGCCTGCACTACCGGCAGGCTGCGGCTCGGGCCGCTGAGTTGAGGGCGGCCGGGGCCGCCTTGGTGGCCGACTGCGGCTGGGAGGCGTACGGGCGCCCGGAGGGCCAGGTGGGGATCCTCGCGAGGATCCAGTATCCGACTAGGCATCGCGCCGATCCGTGTAACATGCATCCGACGGTCAAGCCGATCGTGGATGGGATCGTCGACTCGGGGTTCCTGGAGGACGACGATCACCGGCATGTGGTCGGCCCGGACTATCGGCGGATCGAGGGCGCCACTGGGACGGGCGTCTACCGGGTGGACGTGATTGTCTACGAGACGGGGAGGGGGGTCGAGTGATGTTGTCGGATCGGTCGATCTTCGACGTCTTCTCCCGGAGGATTCACCCGTTTCTGCCCGAGCGGGTGCAGCCTGCCTCCTACGATTTGTCGCTCGGGGACGAGTTCTCGGTTGGCGGGCGCAGCGTGTTGGCGGGGAGTCAGGGGTTTTGGCTGATGCCTGGCATGTTCGCGCTTGCTCACACGGTGGAGCGGGTCGAGATGCCGGCGACGCATGCCGCCCGCCTGGAGGGGCGTTCTTCGTGGGGGCGTCTCGGGTTGATGACGCATGTGACTGCGGGGTTCATCGATCCGGGGTTCGAGGGGCAGGTGACGTTGGAGTTGTTTAACGCTGGGCCGCGGCCGTTGCGGTTGACGCCGGGGTTGAATGCCCCGGCGATAGCCCAGTTGTCGTTCTTCGAGCTGGACTGTGAGTGTGCCCGCCCGTATGGGGCCGAGCGCGGGTCGCATTATGCTGGCCAGTCGGGCGCAACTGGGTCGCGTCTCGACGAGCTTCGCGAGGTGGTTTCATGGTAGAATGTTAGACAGTCAGTCCGAGTGGGGAAAGGTCGGGGCCGGTCGTTATGGCTCCGACCGGCCCCTAGAAAGGAATCGCCTTCATTATGGCACGAGAGTTCGCGAAAGTCTACACGAGCCTGTGGGCGGACAGGGATTTCATTTCCCTTTCCGCCGACGCCCAGCGGATCTACCTGATGCTCATCTCTCAGGATTCGCTGTCGCGGTGCGGGGTGACGACGATCGCTATGAACAGGTGGGTCGGCATGGCCGCGGACAGTCCGCGCGAGCGGGTGCAGGATGGGCTGCGGGAGCTCGTGGAGGCGAAGTTCGTGCTCGCGGATCATTCCACGGATGAGCTTCTGGTGCGGTCGTTCGTGAAGAACGACGGCGGGTGGAAGTCCCCGAATATCGCTCTTGCGATAGCGTCGGCGGCTCGGGCGATCGTGTCGCCGCGGCTGCGCGAGGAGGTGCGGCAGTGCATCCTCGACCTGGATTTCTCCCGCGTCTCGGAGAATGTGAATAAGAACACTGGCAGGTCTCCGCGGGATTTCATCTGGGATGTCTTCGCCCAGCTGTGCCGGGACATCTCCCCCGACGGGGCGTTCCTGGAGCCGCAGAAGAAGATAACTCTCCGCGACGCCTTAGAGCCTGCCGTGACTGCGACGCCGGCCGAGGCCGCGGATCCCGGCGAGGGCTTCGCCGTGGAGGCGCCCGAGCCGCCGGTGGGCGAGCCGGAGCCCGGGATGCTCCCGGAGCTCGGCGGCCCCGTAGATGAGCCCGCGCCCGCGCGCACACGCGCGCACACGCCGGCGCCCGCGCGCAAGAAGAAACCCTCCACGAAAAAGCCCGGCAAGAGCGACGACGCCTTCGACGCCTTCTGGGCCGCCTACCCGAGGAAGGCCGACAAGAAGAAAGCCCGGCAAGCATGGACTCGGGCGATCCGGGACGCAGACCCGAAGACGATCATCGCGGGCGCCGAGAACTACGCGGCGGACCCGAACCGGGTCGACCAGTACACGAAGCTCCCGGCCTCGTGGCTGAACGCCGGGGCTTGGGAGAACGGCGCCCTGCCCGAGCGGACGGGCGGCGGCGCGTCTGCGCCAGCCCCGTTCACCGGCGGCCGTCCGGCGCCGACCCAGACCAGCGGGTGGCCGACGTCCGTCGAAGCGGAGAACCAGCTGTTCGAGCGGGCCTTCGGGGTCCCCCGCGAGTACCGAGACGAGGACCTGGACATCTTCGCGCACCGCGCCGAGCAGATAGCCGCAGCGATCCTCTCGGAGGCCCGCGCGTTCGAGGGGACGCGAGGCCGCCAGGAAGACTACATCGAGACCGTGCGGGCGTGGGCTCGGGTGCTCCCCGAGTGGGTGACCATGGAGTTGGCCGTGAAGGCTGTCCGCGACCACTACGCGAAGACCACGGTCTGGATCAAGCCCATGCACGTCATCGACCTGGCCCGCGACTACAGGACCAGGGAGGCTCGGGCCGAAGGCCGGGTGCCGGAGGACGACCCGTGGGCGCTCACCAAGGGCGAGAAGGCGACGCCCGACGAGATAGCCTCGGCCATGGAGGACCTGAAGGGGAATCCGTGGGCCGATAGGCTCGCCAAAGCCATGGCGAACCACAGTTAACCCTCATCATCGATCGAAGAATCGAAGAAAGGAAGCCAACATGGCATTATTGAACGCCACCTATTTAGTGGTTCTCATTGTGGCCCTCACGGTGGTCGCGGTTGCGGCCGCCAACAAGGTCATCACCCTGCCGGCGGCGGCCGGATGGGCCTATCTGGCTCTCATCTGGCCGGCCCTGATCCCCCTCGCGATCCTCGCAGGCCTGTTCAAGGACTCCTTCAAGATAGAGAAGGAGGACGGCAAGTGAGCATGCACGTCACGGTCGAAGGCAACGTCGGGCAAGACCCGGAGATCCACTACGCGAACACCGGGGCCGCGGTGTGCAACGTCTCCGTATGCTGCACTCCCGTCAAAAGGGACAATGTCACCGGCCAGTGGGAAGACGTCGGGGATCCGCTCTGGGTCCGGCTCTCTTTCTGGGAGAAGGCCGGTGAGACCGTCGCCGAGACCGTGCATAGGGGCGACAGGATCGCCGCCTCAGGGACCCTGTCCATCCGCGAGTACGACACCCCCAGCGGTGAGCGCCGATGCTCTATCGAGATCCGGTCGGCGCGCTTCCTTGGGGTCCAGCCGCGGAGGCCCGAGGTGGCGCCCGGGCAGGGGGCCGCCAGGCCGGCTCCGGGCAGGCCGCAGACAAGCGCCGGCCCGCAGCGGCAGGGCTCGACGGTGACCTTCGGCGACGTCATGCGCAGAGACGCCACGCGTAATGACGCGCCCCCGTTCTAACGTCAGCATCCCGTCCGAGCATCCGGTGTGCGTCAAATGCGCCGGATGCTCGGGGCCGATCGAGATCACATGGACGAGCTCGTGCGGCGACGGGACCCGCATCTACCATTCAGACTGCTACCACGACATGCTCGAAAAGAAAGGAACACGCGCATGCGAAGAGACACATACCTCGCGGGAGAGATAACCGAGGGCTCGGCATCCCGTATCTCCAAGACGATCAAGGACGCGCTCTACCGGATGAAGCTCCAGGAAATCGACTGGGGCAAGCATTCGATCGAGCGGCCCGTCCGCCCGACCCCCGTCTACTTCGACGTCACCGGGCACGAAGTAGCCGACAAGACGGACGCCGTCTACGAGGCCGGGATCTCGCTCGGATCCCGATGGATCCACGTCTACCAGGTCCTCTCCGGGAACCGGGTGATGCGCATCTACAACGACACCGGCAGGAAAGGCCGCCACGCTTGGCCGAGAAGCCGAAGGGAGGGCGGGAAGCGATGAACAAGCTTTCCACGATCATCAACAGCCTGTACGCGACGGGCCTGTCCATCCGCGACGTCGCCAAGATCTGCGGCTATTCCAGGTCCGTTATCCACAAGTGGGGTGCCGGCGAGTACCGAAACGATATCGAGGAGGATCCGAAGGCCGCCGCGTTCGACAAGCACGCCGCGCTTTTGAAGCGGATCGGCGCAGTCCTCGACCGGGGGGTCGAGCTGGAGAAGCAGGTGCCGGTCAGGCCCAGCCAGTACGTCGCCGTCATCGACAGGAACCTGCCCGCCTGGTATCGGGAGTACTTCGCCATGTGGGTCCTGACGCACTTCCGCGCCAAGCGGCCCCAGTCGAAGCAGGGGGAGATCCTGGCGACCGTCCTGACCGTGAAACAGCGGCCTGCCGGGCCGTGCCTCCTCGTGGAGGTCCCCGAGGAGGGGCGCCGTCATCTGCGCCTGACCTTGGACGCGAAGGCGTTCCTGGAGGCCGCGAAGAAAGGAGTCGACCATGTCGATCTCGTCGACTTTTACGAGTGACCCGTACGTCGTCTCCGGCGTCGAGGTGTCCTACCGTAACGGGTGGGAGATCCGGGTCCTCGAACATCTGCGGGTCCCTGACAGGCCCCTGCCGGTGGCGAAGCCCGGGGCTACGGGCGCCGAGTGGGCGGAGACGCAGAGGCAGCGCGAGGCGATCCTCGCCAAGGCCCCCCTGGTTCCTGTCCTGCACGCCTACGCCGGGATGGTCTTCTCCGGGATGACCGCCGCGCAGGCGTTGGACAACCTCGAATACCTCCGGGAGGGCGGCGTCGCAGTGCCGGCCCGGACGATCGAGGCGATGAGGCAGGAGGCCGAGGCGTGAGCAGCGGCGTCTTCAACGTCACCCTTGAGAGGGACGAGACCCATCCGGCCAGCGAGGCCTTCCTCAACGAGTTTCTGGCGGGCCGCATCATCATCGGGGCGCACAGTCCGGCCAAGATGCTGGTCCTCGAGGATTCCACGACTGTCGTCTTCGAGAGTGACGGGGACTGCTATTACCGGTTCCACGTGGCCGACTTCGACTTCGATCTTTCCCGGACCAGCAACGTCGTGCGGAAGGTCGAGGAGACGCGCGTCGGCGAGGACCTGTTCAGGTACACGTTCATGGCGCTCGGCGGGGAGATCGGGCACGTCGACGTCTTCGAGGAGCACGGGGAGACGGTCGAGCCTCATCCGGCGTATTCTCCGGATCCGCGGATGGCGTTCTCGGTCGCTGTGAGGATTCGGCGCCTGTGCTTCACTCCGGAGGAGGACGGCGATGCCGTGGAGTGACAGGTCGAGGCGCCGTCGGGAGCTTCCTTCGGGGTGGGCGTCGATCCGCCGTGAGGTGATTGCTCGGGATGGCGGCCGGTGTGTCTTGTGTGGGGCGCCGGGGACGGATGTGGACCATGTTGTGCGTGGTTCGGATCATTCGCTCGGGAATCTCCGGTTGCTTTGCCGGGCGTGTCATATGCGCCGGACGGGCCGGGATGGGGGGCGGACGTCGAGGAAGCCGCGGCCGCGGCCGTGGCGGCGTCCGGAGTCTCCGCCGGGGTATCTCCCGGAGTTCCGCAAGTAGTCCTCCGAAGGTAGGAATCTATGTCCGCCGAGTTGACACACGTAACTCGGTGGGCATAGACTTTCTATATCAGGAAATACGGTGGTTTCAGAAAGGAATCAGGAATGGAAACCTCGCCCTACACGATCCCCGAGACCGCGCTCCGGTCATGGGATCCCCACTCCAAACGCAAGGCCTACTTCGAAGGCCAGGAAGAGGCACTCCGACAGGCGCAGTCCAAGACGCCGAAGAAGGCGATCCACGCCCTGATCGAGGAAGCCATCAAAGCCACGAGCGCACGCGTGCAGGCCGAAGGGCAGGCCGCCAGGGTCGAGAAGGCGACTGGCGAGTCCGGCCTCGACATCCTCGGAGTCGGCGACGCCGAGCGGGAAGGAACCTACAGTCGGGGCGGGATCGACGCCCTCGACCAGATCCTCGACTGCCTCCCTCCGGAGGCGATCGAGGAGGAAGCCCGGCCGCTCCGGAGGATCGAGCGGGTGAGAGACGAATGGATTCGAAGGAACCGTCGGGCGCTCGAACCTATCATCGGGGTTTTCTCTGCAACCGGACACTGAAAGGAGGTGACTCGCATGTATAGATGGTGGTCGATCTTCGGAGGCAACATGGGCAGCCTCGCAAGTAGGATCATGTTCCCCAACCGGTGGATCTACATCCCGTAAATCCAACCGGTAAACCACGCCGGCGCCGCACCTTGAAACCGGTTACGGCGCCGGCGCCGACACAGAAAGGAAAAGCAAATGGCACAGCCCGAACGCGACAAATACTCATACCCCATAGTCCACCATGTTCGAGCGGCACAAGCCGTAGGAATGTCCCTCCAAGACATCGCCGACTTGTGCGGGGTGGCAAGAGGCACCGTCTCCCAATGGTCCAACGGCAAGTCCTCCCCCAAGCGCCGAGTCGTGGAAAGAACCGCGGGGGCCGCCAAAGCCATCCGCCTCATCAACGACGACCTGAACTACATCCAGATCGTCCTCCTGGCCGGTTACACGGTCGCCCACGTGCGCATCGAAAAAGGCGTCGCGACCACACCCCAGTTCGTCACAGGGGCGGCCGTCACCCACGCGGCCGACTGGGTTTTCCGCCCCTACTCGGCCCCCAAGGACGGGGCCCCGGCCATCCTCGACGCGCTCCCGTCCTTCCACGACACCGAGTGCTGGCGGCCTAGTCGCCCGACCTACGAGACGTGGGTCCGCTCCTGCCTATCCAGCGGTCTCCGGCCCGGCCTGGCCCCCAAATTCCCGGTCCTACGCGCCGAGCCGATCGACATCACGCCCAACGGCGTGATCGTCACGATCAACGCCGAGATTCTCTGGCTGCGGATCCTGTCCGTAGTGGCCCCCACCCAGCCGGTCTACGACACTCCCAGCAAAGCCAAGCCCGACGTCTTCTACGGCATCAAGCCCATCACTCCTAGAAAGCGGTAACAAATGACTGCGGAATCCCTCCAGCAAGCCACCAAAGCCCTGCTCGGGGCAGGCATGACACTCCAAGACATCGCGAACCTATGCGGGGTCTCCCGGCCCGCCGTCATGGCATGGTCCTCCGGAAAGTCCAACGCCTACGGGGCTCACCCCTTCTGGAAGATCGGCCCGGCCGCACTCGCACTCCGGTACGCCAACGAAGACCTCGCGTACATCACCAAGACCGTCAAAGGCCGCTGCGGCCAAGTGATCCACGTGACCCACCGTTACGAGACGCCCAACTGGCTGGTACGCCTGGCCGTCGCGCACGCCTCGACCTGGCCCCCGACCATCCGGATCCTGCCGCAGAAACGCCCGGGCGCCAAGATCTTCAAGACGATGTCGCCCCTCGACGGCCCAACCCCCGTCCTATACGACATATCCGACAGCTACGCCCCGGACATGTCCCCCGAGACGTACGACAAGGAGACCCGGGCCGCCTTCGAAGCCGGCAAGACGCCGGGAATCAACGGCCCCTTCTCGGTCATCGATTTCTGGGGAGGCGTCGGCCGGGACGGCGACGGCACATCGATCGAGCTCGACACCGACGCCCTCTACGCGAGGGTCCTGTCCAGGATCCGCGGCGACGCCTACGACGGCGAACGCGGCGACGCACCGGAGGCGTTCTATGGATAAGCTGACACTCCCCCGGCCCAGACTCGGCGCCGACCACGAAGCCTCCTACTACGTCGGGCAGGTCGAGGCCCTACGGCAGGCGTTCCTGGCGAAGCCATCCCTCCAGAGCATCATCGAGCCGCTGCTCGACGAAGCCCGCGGCCGCCTCGACGCCGCCACCGACGACCCCATCCTGGCACGGCAGGCGAGGTCGAGGTCCGTCGGAGGAATGACCCTCATTCGAGGACGGATCCGCGCCACCTTGACAGGAGGATTCGAAACCATCGATGCGCTCTACAAGGCCCTCCGAAACAGCAAGGCTGCGCCCGGCATCCAACCCATCCACGGACTCCGGGACAGGTGGGCGAAAGACCTCTCCACCTTCAAAGAAAAACACGATCCGAAAAGGAAGAAGTAACCGATCATGAGCTCAACCTCAGTGGAAATGTGGTATACCCTGCGGGCCCTCTCCACGGCCGGCATATCCCAGCGGGAGATAGCGGAGATGACCCGGATCCCCAAGACGACCATCGCCTCGTGGGCGAGAGGCGCCGGATCCCGCATGAAAGCCGACCCCGAAGAAATAGCGACCAGGCCGGTAGCCGACATCAAGACCGTGCTGGAGGCCATCCGGGAAATCGAGAAAACCGCGGACGAGCACCCGGGCCCCGTCCAATCCGTCAAGATCCTGACCAGCGCTCTCGTCCCTCAGAGGGTGCTCTCCCTCTTGGCGGTCCACGCCATCGGGATCCTGCCCTCCGACTGCACGAAAGTGGATCTTCTTGTGCCGATCATCGAGCCGGAAGACGAACCCGCGACGACGTTCGAGGAATACACGAGCGACACCCCGTTCTGCTGGGTCGTCTACATCCCGGTAGGCGATGAGAAGAAGTGCACGCTGGTCATCGATGCCACGCTCCTCTGCTACTGGGTTCGACAGCTCATCCGGGTCAACGAGGCCTCGATCCGGCATTACCGCGCATGCGTCGGAGACTCCGCCGTGGTAGACTGAGACACGGCATCATCGAAACCCCCGCGACTGACGATTCGCTCCCACGTCGCGGGGGTTCTCCTATGCTCACCAGGCCGGGTAGGAGAAGCGCAGATGCACCTTGTCGCCCCTGTGCGGCGGGTGCTTGAAGACGACCAGGCCGCCGCGGGACACCAAGACGTTCACAGGCCCGGAGTCGATCTGCTGCTGTTGGCAGACGTAGTAGCAGTCGTCCACCGGCAGGAGGCCGCGGGTCAGGCCGAAGGCCACGAAGTCGTTGGCCGTGATGTCGCCCGTGATGCTGATCGGCATGTCGAAGAAGACCCGGTCGCGGATCCGTCTGACGGTGCCGAACGGGTCGATGTAGATCGACGCCGACGGATTGACGACCTGGGTCGACGTCATCACCCGGTCGTCCCACGACCCCAGTCCTTTCAGGTAGCAGGCGACGCCTTGGGCGACCTGCCGGTCCGTGTTCTCCACGAACCTGGCGTGGATCTCGTCCGCGACCCCGTAGTCGATCGTCCACGAGATCGAGCCTTCCATGACCTCGACGTCGCGCATCCTGGAGGCGTACCGGATTTCCTCCAGGCGTTCCCGCATCGACGCCGCGAATTCCTCGCGTTGCAGGAACGAGGTCCACAGGACGGGGATGCACATGATCCTCGCCCCCGGCCACGTGTCGTCGATCTTCCGGGCCAGGTCGAGGAACTCGGTTTGGATCGACTGGCGCATGAGCGCGTCCTTGTGGCAGTCGGCGATGATGACGGCGCCGACCTTGCCTGCGGGGAGTTCCCTCTTGGCCTGCTCGTACTGGTTGCGGAAGGGTTCTTCGTGGTAGACGAATCCGGCGTCTTCCTTCGAGTAGTTCTTGACGTCCATGTCGAGGATGCGTCCGGCTTCCTCGGGCCACTTCGAGGTGGGCAGCGAGTTGGTGCCGCCGATGACGAGCAGGGTTTTCCTCGCGGGTGTGGGCGCGGGGCCGGCGCCGCCGGAGGGGAGGGTGAAGGCGAGGTTCAGGTCGGGGTAGGTGCCGGTGAGGTTGACGGCGGCCGCGGCGCCTTGGGCCGCTGTCGCGGTGAACCGCGGGGTCGGGGCGTCGGCGCCTTTCTGCCCTGCCGGTCCGGCCGGACCTGTGGGGCCGGGGTCTCCCTTCGGTCCTGTAGGCCCGGTGTCTCCGGGGTTTCCTTTGTCGCCTTTCGGGCCGGGGAGTCCGGCCGGACCGACGGGGCCCTGTTTGCCTTCGGCGCCTCTGGGTCCCTCCTTGCCGTCTTCCCCATTGGGGCCTGCAGGTCCGGCGGGGCCTTTCTCTCCCGGGGGACCGGGCGGGCCCTGGAGTCCTTGCGGGCCGGTCTTCCCTTCCGGGCCTTTCTCTCCCGACGGTCCCGGGTCGCCGGGGTCTCCTTTCGCCCCGGCTGGTCCCGGGGTGCCGGCGGGACCTGCTTCTCCGCGCGCGCCAGCCGGGCCCCGAGCGCCTTTCGGAACCCCCACCACTAGGGTAGTACCGTCGAGGGTCGCCGTCGCCTCAGAGCCGGCTTCTAGGGTCACTGCTCGGGCGCCCGTCACCGGAGACCCGCCGCCCTGGCCGCCGCCCGCGGCCCCGTCGGCGCCCTTCGGGATCCCGAGCTTCAGCACGTACTCGGGGCCCGGCCCTTCCAGGACGGCGGTAGCGGGGGACCCTGCGGGCAGCGTGTCGGCGTGGGCCGTCAGCTTCGGCGTCGCCCCGTCAGCGCCCTTCGCCCCCTCGGGCCCCGCCGGGCCCGGAGACCCCTGCTGTCCCTGGTCCCCTTTCGCTCCGGCCGGGATGCCGAGGTCGAGGTCGAGGTTCGGGTAGGCGCCCGAGACGACCGCCGTCGGCGCCGAACCGGCAGGCAGGCTGTGCGCGGCCGGTTTGAACACCGGCAGTGCAGCGTCTCTGCCCGGCTCCCCCTTCGGCCCGGCAGGGCCGGCCGGACCCTCGGGCCCCCGCGGGCCGGGATCCCCCTTGTCGCCCTTCTCCCCCTTGCCTCCGGGGCCCGGAGGATTCGGGACGCCCGGGGATCCGACGTCGACCAGCGACGCCAGGTTCACCGTGGCGTCCTGCGTCAACACGATATGCTTCTGCGCGTACGCTTCCGCCAGGCCGTTGACGTACACGGCGACGTGATACGTCCACGACCCGGACGGAGTCACGTTGACTCCCGGAGCCACGACGGCCACCCACGGGTTCCCCTTCGAGTCCCGCAGTTGTCCTTCGTGGTCTATCTCGGCCGTGACGGCGCCGGCCACGAGGACGTCGCCGTCCCCCAAATCGTATTTGACGGTCCCCGGAGACGGCGTGAACACCACTCGGCCGCCGGAGCCCCTCGGGGCAGTCACCAGTTTCTCCGGGGATACCACGCGCCCCGTGACCGTGCACCACACGGACATGCGTCTTCTCCTTCGTGCCTCTACAACGAGAACCCCGTACGCGGGGGATACTGCAATGGTATCCCAGCGCGTACGGGGTTCCCTAGGGGAGAGAACGCTTTCAGGCGCCCGGTTCTAGCGTCGACTCGTTCAGTCGGAATGTCGCGTTGATCCCCGGGACGCACGGGTGGGAGATGTTCATCGAAGTCCTAACCTTGTTATCGGCCAGGTTCGCGAAGACTTCCATGTGGTCTTCGACGAACGCCTCGTCCGGGTCTCCCGCGGCTTCGAAGACGACGTTCCGGATCTTCGCGAGGTGGGCGTAGAGGAAGTCCAGTCCTCCGTCTTCCATGACGCCCTTCAACACGTGCTTCGACAGGCCTTCTTTGACGACCGCCAGGACGAAGTTCAGGTCGGCGTAGTGCCGGTCGAGCAGGTCCGGGTCGTCGTCCTCGCGGAAGGTGGACCACGGGTTGAATGCCGCGGCGCCGTCCTGGAACCACTCCAGGAAATCCTCCCTATCGAGTGTCCGCCTGGTCCTCTTCAGGAAGTTCACTACGCCTTCCGGCGTCAGCCATACGCGTTCCCTCACCGGCTTGATCTCCTGGATCGACAGGGTGATCTTCTCGGAAGGCGGAACGAGTCTGGTGAAGTTCGGCGTAGGGGTTCCTGCGGGAAGGCCGGCGGCGAGCACGACGTCTTGGGCCAGGAAGTAGTGCTTGGCCCCGGCCTGCAGGACCCGGATCCGCTTGAGGCGGAAGGCACATTCGTACAGCGAGTAGGCCGGTTTCATGCCGCGTCCCCCTCTTCCGCTTCTTCTTCGCCCGTCCAGTCCGCGCAGTCGGCCAGGTCGAAGTATTCCGCGAATATATCGGGGTCGTAGACGATGAAGCCAACGCCGTCTTCCCATGCGATGAAGTCGCCGATCTGGGCTATCTTGATGCCGAACCGGTTCGAGACGAGGAGGCTGCGGCCGTCGAGAGTGCGGGTGGCGCCGCTCCTCGGCATGCTCCTGGCCATGTCTTTCACGGTTTCCGTCAGGTCGAGTTCGCCGTCGGAATTATCGACGATCCATCGAAGGACGTCGTCTACGTTCTCCTCGGTGAGTTTGCGAATTGTAGGGTGCGGGCCGGTCATCGTTCTTCCTTTCTATAGTATTTCATGTCCGGTCGGATTACGGTATGTATTCTAGTGCCGTTCTTATAGACGAGCACTGGGACTTTCTGCCCAGCCGACACCGACGCCGTGTATACGTGGCCGGGGCCGGGCCCTGTGATCCTGCCTTCGCTGTCGAAGCGGAGGTGGATCCGCTGTTTCCTCGCCGCGCTGCG